TCAGAAATCATAGGCATTAATAACTTTCATTAATGCCGCGTCATTCTTGTATTTTTCCCGCAGCGTTTTGAGCTGCACCACCGCTTTGCCGCAGGTGGCTTGCAGGCTGGCATCCAGCTCTTTCTGGCGCTGCTCGTCGAGATCTGAATCCTGCTCGCCGGCAAAATGCTCGCACTCTTCGGCAAGGTTGCGGAAATCCTGAACGTCTTTCGGCAACGGGGCGGCAGCAAAACTGCTGTTGAAAATAAAGGCGGTGGAGAGAATAAAAAGGAAGCGCTTCATCGGTTGTTGTCTGTGGAATTTCGAGGCGCTTATCTTACTCCTTAATAATGGTGATGCAGAGAGGGAAACGAACGACTTTTAACGCGTTTTTTGGAGTGCAATATTTAGCCGATGCTGCCGCTTTTTACCGCGTTCTTCCCACCGTAAAACAACTTACTGGTTGGTCTTTTTATTTCCTTCCGCCCCGGCAAATACAGCCCGTGGGCAGGCTGTTTTGGCATGCTGCAAATCGACAGGTTTCAGTCTGGCCGTGATTGCAGATACGCCTTTTTCATAACGTCCTTCACTTCCCTGAGCTGCTTGCGCGTTTTATCCAGCGCCGTCGCCAGCCACTCCTCTTTATCACTGTATTTCACCAGCACGATGCAGCCCTGCATCACTTTCACCAGAATATGTTGCCCGGTATTAAATCCGGCATCGCGTAGCCACTTGCCGGAAAGCGTGATGCTCGGTGTGCTCGCATCACCCTGATTCGGGCGATATCGCACAATTACGTTGTGCTCGGTTCCGGCGATGGTGAAGTCTGAGGTAGAATGCGGATCAGCCATTATCAACTCCTTGATAGTTGTGGATGGTTAGACGCTCCGGTTGTGTTGCTGCACATCGGGGCGTTGTTTACGAAATCCAATTTCATGTGGTAGGTACCACGTGAACATAACGTAACTGAAGTGGTACCTACCATGCAAGAAAAAAAGAAGCTAAATTTTGATCGAGCCAAAAGCACAATGAAAAACATCCGATTTGAGGATGATCTTTTGGAACAGATTGAGAAAGCGGCGGGAAAAGGCAATTTTAGCAAGTGGGTTAAAGAGGCTTGTAGGATGCGTCTTGAGGCAGAACACGAAAAAGAATAAAAGACGCTACTTTCTTATTCTAAGCGAATTAGAAAAAACTCATCCTTAATGATATTTCGTCTATAAATATATTGTTAAATATTAATGGGTAATTATTTTTAACGCCAGAAGTATACTGGCGTCAGTGAATAAAAAGATGAATTGCTAATTTGCTCGCCAATGTTTAATTAATCCCTCATGCGAAGCAGTTCCCATTTTTATTAACATAATCTGCAGTTTATCATTCGTATCATACCCTATAATTATATTGTCGCCTTCAGCAGCATTATCCATAACTTCATTTGGCGTAAAATAGAGCCGATACTCTGATCTCGACAGATGGGAAGTACGAGCGTCATACCAAGTAACTTGTGCCAGTTTTGAGATTTGTGATCCGCGTATAGAGAATTGTGCATCACATTTAAATTCATCTATACCTAATAAAGCTTTTAATTCTTTAACTCCATTAAACTCATGCTGGTGTGATTTTTCTGGATTTGCTTCTACAGATGATAATGTTTTGATGCAAGAGGCCCGAAAACGAATAGCAGCAGTCATATATTCATCCTTGTAAGAGTGAATCTGTAATTTATCAGATAATGTTGAATAGAAAATTGGCTGAATTACTGATATTTGGATCTATCTCACATAAATTTAGCTATATTTTGGGGGTTTAATAAATATAAGTATAGGGAATAAAGGATGTGTATTAATAAATTATTTGCATATGAGGTAGATGTTCATTTTGGCGGAAGATCACAGGAGTCACGATTTCGCTATAACTAATTGATTTTATTGGTTTTATATTTTATTGTCGTTCATGTTATACACATTTCTATACATGTTTATAGCGATGTTTATTTTTTCATCAAGCGTTGCTATAAGAAAAAGTTTTTTTGAATTTAACTGTTCACACTATACATTTTGCCATTTTATTCTTTTTAATCAAGTGGATACGGGTTATGAGTTGATGAAGAGTGCACAGCTTAGTATTCACTGCTTACGGATTCTAAGCAACGGCTTAGAAGTTAAATCGTGAGTGGGGAGATTGATGCTTTTTAACAGACACAAGAAGAGAGAAGGGGCTAAGATAGAGCTTACTATGCTGAGGCACACGTCAACGTTTTTAACACTTTAAGCAGAACTCTGATCCTTTTGAAGGCTTTTTATCGTAAAATATCAAGGTATAGATATGCTATAGGAACAGATAATGTCAGATTACAAAGCAAAGGTTGCAAATGCCGGGTTTAGTAAACAAGAGCTTTTAGGGTTCAAGCGCCAGTTAGGACAATTAAAAGCAACTTATCATCCTAACCTTACCGCCGAACTGACGCTTCCAGCACTGATAAAGGAAGAGGCGAGAAAGTCAATTATCATGACCAGATATTATATTCTTGCGATTTTCTTGTTTACCCTTGCTGCGGCTATGTTTGGTAATTGGTCTTATCTGTACATGCCTGCCGGTATGCTCTTTTTTGCTTTACTGGACGTACGTTCCTCCGCCAGAGAGGAGGATCGCACGATAGCCTGCCAAATCAAGCTCATGATATTGGCTGTAAAGTTGTGGTTTTAATCGTCGAATTTATAGCCACCATCAATAAACTCGGCTTTAAATTTATATACAGTGCTCCCGGTAAAATATAGTTTCATTGCAGCGTTTTTACTAGCCCATTTAGATATAAAATCATTACTCACATGTCGGAATAATTTTCCGGTTCCAGGCTGTTCACCCAGATATTTAAGGACAAGTCTGTTTGGGTTTTGGCTAAGTACCGGGGTTCTGATTGCAGCATATAATGTCAATGAAAGCTCAACACCACTATAAGCTAAGTCCCCCGCATCATCATCAAACCCTGCTATTTTTGCCGCTTCTCGGTAAATTTTGCGTAATACCCCTGCTTCATTATGTTCATATATTAGGGGAGAAACCGATTCGTAGACGTTATTCGTACCGTGGGCTACTAACATTAAACCTACTCCACGCATAGCTTTAAGGTTGAGAGATTTACCTAGTTTGGTTAATCGATATCCGCCCCATGCTTCAAGTCCACCACCAACCACGCCACCAGCGATCTTTGCATATTTCAGTACTCCATGTTCTTCGAACACATCTGTAACAGCATAGATTACTCGGTCTTTCATCCTTAGCATCTGATACTCTCTTTGCGTGAGTTTCAGTTCTGCTTTTAGCTCTTCGATTATCTCCATCTTTTTTTGCGGATTCATCTCCGCATCAAAACGGGACTGATAATCTCTAACACTCGCATCAATATCACGTAAATATTCATTACGAATTATTGAATCTTTTATTATAAAAGAGGCAGCAATAGTAGCCACACGTTGTAATTCAACTATGTAATTATTAAGATCATATCTAAGGTGAGAATATGCACTAGTACCCATGTTAGCCTCTGCATATCAGAAGTAAGATGTTGAGTTCTTTATATCCCAACCCATGCGTGTCTCTGCGCCTTTTCCTCCCATTCCACCTTGTTCCCAGTACTGAAATTTCACTTTTTCTGCTTCAAACTCGTATTCAACGTCAGTTGTAACACCATGATCACTCAGTAGAACTTCTACAAGAATGACATTCTCCAGTGTAATTCTGTAATACTCCATTTGCCCACCGCCTGCTTTACACGCTGACAACTCAACAGTTCTGATCCTGTTACCATTTGAGGAGTATAATAGGGCACCTGCAGTCGTCTTATCTACTTGGCAATGTACACTCAGATTATGGTAATTCACTTTCCCCGTTCCTCCGGGGGCACCGTTATTTCTTTTTGAACCCCAAGAATAGGAGTTCACATCAGTCCATCCAGGATGCTGAGCATCTTTTGATTCACCGTTAATTCCATCAATTCTCAAGAAAATATTGTTCATCTAATATCTACCTTATGGTTATTTCAGCCTTTATCTTAATATGTTGCAGAGAAGCGAGATAGTAGTTGCTTCTCTGTTGTAGCAAAACCTCCCTTAAAACTACCTCTAAGACAGCCTGCATAGTGGTGCTCAACTCCTGCGGGTGCTTCTTGTTAGAGATAAAAAGTTTTTTTCTGCACAACTGTTCACACTGTTCACTCCGCTATTTTTTATTATTAATCAGTTGCATAGATGGTGATGAGCTAGTGAATAGTGAACAGTACACTGTTCACTTCCGGGGTCGTCAGATAGAAAAAGACCGGCAATCGCCGGTCTGTGGTGGTTATTTTGTTGCGGGCTCATCGCACTTCGGCAGCCAGTCGGCGTTGCTTTCATCTTTCAATGTCAGGTTGGTCTGCGTCCCATGCTTGGTATGGCGCTTTTCGTAATTGAGTCCGTATTCTTTGAGCATCACCGGCAACCCAAGTCCAAACATTTTCAGACTGAGCACATTTTTGTAACCCTGCGCTTCCATATAGACCAGATAAGCATGATAGAGATAGTTGCGGGGCTGGCGGGGAACAATATTCGCATTTCCCATAAACATGCCGTTGGTCTGCGGCAATGCCTCCAGATAGCCGCAAAAATCAAACGCCGGGTCGGCGTCGCGCTTGATGCTGAGCGCTTCGCCGGAGTTCTGCTGCGACTGGAGCAGCGTGCGGGCGGTCATCGGGTCGCTGAACCGCTGCATAAGCTGGCGCACAATAACGGCCAGCTCGCGGGCGATTTTGTCTTTCAGGTGCGGGTCACGCTCCTCCGGGGCAATCTGTTCCGGGAAGTGCAGGATAACCCGGCGACGGGAAACACCACCGCTGCGGTCGGTAAAGCGCATCGGGTTGTTATTGACGGCCAGAATCACCGCCGGGATATGGGTTGAATACGCATCCCGGTATTTCGGGTCAACCGACACCGCATCGCCGCCGGTGATGGCCTTGAGTCCGGCACCGTCCCCGCTCCATTTCTCCTGGTCAGGCAGGCGAATCAGGGAGAAGCCAATCAGGGCGGCGCGCTCGCGGGGTGATTCCAGCGTCTCGATGGTCGCGGAGGTGGCGTTGTCTTCTCCGGCGAGCAGGGTCGCGATTTCGGCCAGAATACTTTTCCCGCTTCCCCCTGGCCCCGTCACTTCAAGAAAGAGCTGCCAGTCGTAGCGGTTTGCCAGCACCATAAACAGCGCGGCGAGTATCACATCACGTTTGTCAGCGCGGCCACCGGCGGCGCGGTCGAGCCAGCGCCAGAAATGCGGGGCATGCATTTCCAGCGTTTCGCCCGCCACCGGCGGGGTGAAATCCACCTCGCACAGGGTGCGCAGCCAGTGGGATTTGTGATGCGGGCTGAACGTGCCGCTGACGGTATCAAGCACGCCGTTACGAAAGCCAATCAGCCGCCGTGCCGGAGCGCCCTGTTGCGGGATAATCAGTTTCAGGGTTTCCACCACCGAAGCAATTTTCCCTGACGAGAACGGCGCACGCAGACGCTGGAAAAGTGCGGCCACATCGCGGGAGAAGTCCGCCGGGGAAATCACTTTCCAGGCTCCGGCTTCATAGCGGGAGAGGAGCTGGCCGTTCGGGTCAACCGCCAGCGCCTCGCCGTAGTGTTCATGCACGCGCATCGCCTTCTCACTGGTGCTCATGGCGGTAAATTCCGCCTCACTCATGGTGTCGAACGGGCTCGCGACCGGCGGCTTAATGGCATCGGAAATCGCCCTGCGCGTCGCCTCCTCCCCCTGCTGCATAAATGCATCATTCCAGTCACCGAACACCGGCGGCAGGGCAACCACACCGGCGCAGGCGTCTGCGGCTGCTGCGGCTTTTGTCTGGCCGTCGCCGTTCAGGTCACGGTCAGCGGCGAGGACAATCTGACAGGCCGGGTGTTTACTGCGGGCAAGGCTCGCCAGAGAAATGAGGTTCACGGACGACAGCGCCACCATCACGGTTTCGCCGGTCAGGCGATGCACGGTCAGCGCCGTGGCGTACCCTTCTGCTATCCACAGGCGTTTCCCCGCCTGTTTCTGCCCTTCGATGGTGTGGCATGCCCCTTTCACCTGGCCGCCTTTCAGGGTGCGCTTGTCCCCGTCTGCGTTAATAAGCTGGAGGTTAACCAGCGCGCCGTTTTCATCATGTAACGGGACAACCACATCCCCGGCGTGGTACGTCACGCCGCCGGTTTTGTGCGTGGTGGTCAGTGTCAGACATTCACGGGCAGGAAAGCCCTTGCGGGTCAGGTAGGCGTTACCGGTGGCTGAACGGCTTTTCGCCAGCAGGGAGGCCGCCAGCGCGGCGGCCTCCCTGCGGCTGGCTTCGGTTTGTGCTGTATCAACAGCAATCACCTCCGGGGCAACCGGCGGCAGGCTGCCGGTCACGGCATTCACCCGGTCGGCGGCTTCGCTGACCGTCACGCCCAGCGCCTTTTCAACCAGGCTCAGACCGTCGCCCGCGCCACACTGGTTGCAGAACCACGTTCCGCGCCCCTCTTTATCGTCAAAACGGAAGCGGTCAGCGCCGCCGCACACCGGGCAGGGCTGATGCCGGTTTTTTATTACTTTCACGCCCAGCGCCGGGAGAATACGCGGCCAGTGGCCGCATGCCTGTCTGACGGTTTCCGTTACGTTCATTTTCATTATTTTTCCTCAGTGCACGACCGGCGCGGTGATATGGCGGGCGCATAACTCTTCCATCACGGCCAGGCCGAGAAAGGAGAGCGACGGCGCGGTTTTGAGTGGTGCGGCATTCATTAAATCTTCCAGCAGCGCACAGGCAATCTGGCGGCCTTTCTCCTCGCCGTGCTGGCGCAGATAAAACCCTTCCAGCTCGGCGGCGATGGCGGATTCCAGAGCATCGAGTGTCAGATGCGGGTAACGGTGCTGGCGCTGACACAGGGTCAGCCAGGCACAGGCCACGGCGCGGCGGTAAAGTGCAGCGCGCAGGACGGGCGGTAACGGCTGTTTCATACCTTTTCCTCCCCGTCGAGCCAGCGCCGGTTGCAGCGTTCTATCACGGCATCGAGCTGATCCGTCATCAGGTAAATCAGGGAAATGAGTTGCAGACGCTCAGCCGGATCGCGGCGGAGGGTCACATTGTCCTGTTCCGCTGCCAGCTCGCTGACCAGATGGCCGATATTGCGCAGGTGCTCCAGATACCGGAGATCGTCAAGGGTAAGGATGGAGTGGCTCATGCGCGCACCTCCGCAACCGGCAGGCGACCGGCAAACGAGAGGACATAATCGCGAACGAGGGAGCGACGGGCGGTGCGTTCATCGGCGGCAACAATGCGCAGCATACAGACACGCGGTTTACGTACAGAACGGCGAACGGCAGCGAAGACAAAGATAAATTGCGGGTGAGACAGGGTGAGGTTCGTAGCCATGATGGCAGCCTCCTTGAAGTAGTGTGAAAAACTACCACCGGAAACGCCAATTTCACTGGTGGCAGCCCGAACGGGGTTGGCGTAACCGGCCTTCAAGGGTACCGGCCAGCCCGAAGGCTGCCCCGCCCGGACTGCCATTATCTGAACGAAACCATGGTGCAAAACTGGACACCACAGCCCGGAAAATGGGTATGTCTGAGCCACGACATAAAAAAACACGCCTGGCGCGTGTTGTGTCGCCTTGAAGTCATTCGGAACGCCAATTCCGGCTGCCGATTTTGCGACAGCGGGAAAACTATACCTGGAAACGCCGACAGGAAGCAAGCCAGAAAAAGGGGCGTTTTGCTGACCGGGCAACATCATGCATCACAGCTCCGGTTACGCGCGGCGATACGATCACTCATCCATGCGGTGATTTCACTGTGCGCCCACGCTACGTTTTTTCCGCCGAGAGAGATTTGTTTCGGGAAAGCCTCCCGGCTGATGAGATCGTAAATGGTTGAGCGGGACAGACCGCATAAATGCATCACTTCCGGCAGGCGTAAAAAGCGCTCCTGAATAACGTCAGAAACCGGCATTAACGGCGCGGCAGGGGCAGAAGACGGGGAAGAAAAAGCGGTGTGCATCGGGCTACCTCATAATGTCCATACAGTGCCGGTCGTGTCTTTCCGGCTTCGGGTAGCGCTCTATTTTGTGAATATTTTCAGCCAGGGCAACAAGTGATTTTATGTCATCCGGAGACTTAACAAATGGTTAACAATGGGCTGGCAAACCGTGGCAATCTCTGACAATTATTGGCAATCCTTGATAATCCTTTGGCAAATCAATAATTTCATTTCCTTCCTTTTTTTATGTTTTTTATCGTAAATCGGTCTAAGGCTGCTGACAGGGACTTATTACGGCCGGTGAACAGTAGTGAACAGTCGGTGAACACTTAATTTTTCAACTGTTCACCATTTAACTTACTGTATTATCTATTCTTTTATTTCTCAGTGAACAGCGTGAAGAGTTAACTACAGAAAAATAAACAGAAAGAGGCCTTTCCCTGCGACCTCTTTCTGGCGAGCCGGTTTTTCAGCGGCTTTCTGTGCCATCCCGGCCACAACTGCAACCGGTCGTTTCGTTGTGCAGGACGCGGCAGAATGCTCTTACATTGACAACACAGAGAGCCCTGACATGAAAACTGAACTGATTACCGCCGTGATGAAAACCCTCGGCAGCACCCAGGACGCGAAAACCCGTACCGCTATCGACAGCGCCCTCGACGCCATGAATAAAAAGGCCAGCGAAGAGAGTGCAGGCGCTGTAAATCGTGCCGTTGAGACGTTCACCCAGGCAAAAGCCGCACATACCGGCAATATGATGAAGCTGAACGACATCGGCGCGGCCATCACCCGCAGCGAAAAGGAGCGTGAGAACGCCCTGACAGAAAGTGCCGAAGCGGAACAGAACTGGCGCGAGCGTTTCCGTACCCTGCGCGGTGAAATGACCCCGGAGCTGAAAGCCGAACACGGCAGACGCATTGCCGGTCGGGAACTGGCGGAGGAGTTCACCGCCCTGATTGCGGAGCTGGAAACCGACAAATCCCGCGCCATGCTGGCCGCCTGCGCCTCCGGTGAAAAGTATGTGGAAGAACACCGGACAGCGTTTGGCCTGTACGCTCAGGGCGAATGGGCTGACGCCATGAAGACCATCAGCCCGGCGCTGGTCAGGGCATTCGCGCTGCGTCTGCGCGCGCTGGAAATGCAGCAGACGGAACGCCCGCTCAATACCCTGATTCAGGAGCTCGGCGGTCATGTTTCCGTTCAGGCCGGGTTTTACACCTTCGATATGGACAGGGAACCGGTGCTCTCACAGCTCGGTATGCACCGCCCGCCGCTGACCGGCGTGGATATGGCGCTGTATAAAAGCCCGGTGAAGCGAACACTGCTCGCCACACGACTGGCTGAAATGAGAAAACAGGCGGAGGGCTGAGCCATGTTTCACTGTCCGTTCTGCAAACAGCCTGCGCACGCGCGCACCAGTCGCTATCTGACGGAAAACCTCAAACAGCGCTATCACCAGTGCACCAGTATTGAATGTTCGGCCACGTTCCGCACCACCGAGACGCTCGACGGCGTGATACGCAAACCGGCGATGCCGGAAAACGCGGTCGCTGCTCCGCCAGCGGTGCAGGACATCCCACGCTCACTTTCACACGACTAAATCCGGGAGAATATCCGTGAACACCATGACATTACTGCAGGCCGCTGAGGCCTGCCAGAATCACCGTGCCGCCTGGCTCAGCAAAAGGGCGGAACCTGAAGGGATGTCACCCGGCACCGCTGAGGTGAAGAAAGAGGAACTGAGAAAGGCGGCGGTGAAGTATATCCGTTCTCATGAGGTGGCGCAGCGCATCAGTATGCGCAACCGGCTGGATGAATTTATGCAGCTTCATGGGACGGAGCTGGCCGCCGCACTTGCCCCGGAACTGATGCATATCCGCAACCTGCCGGAGCACCTGCAACACCGCGCGCTTGACCGGTCGGCACATTATCTGCGCAATGCGCTGTCAGTCTGGCTGGCTGCCGGGGAAGACATTCACTATGCGGCACAGGACAGCGCCATGTTAACGGCCATCGGATTCAGGCCGGATGCGGCTGCGCGGGAAGATATTCAACAGCAGTAAATCCCCGAAAATTCCCTCACTTATGCGCGCCGGTACTCACTACCGGTAGCGCCCTCAGCCCCGCCGAAAAAGCACAAAAAAATAGCCTTATTTATTCGAAAAATACCCTGCATGCATCAGGTGCATTTAACTGCATTTATTTTTCAGTCCATCAGAACCCCGCCCGCGCCAGTCCCGGCGCGGTCTGAGCTTGCTTATGCAACTGCATTTAAACCGCCCTGCAAAGCGGGCAGGCGAGGCGGGGAAAGCACTGCGCGTCAGCATGCTGACTTAATTATTTTATTATCAACGGACATCACCATGACAGTGAGTCCTTAAAGCAGGAAAATCTGGTAAAGAGTTGTATGATATATACTTTATTTGGAGGTGTTTTTTAAGACAAGGCTAATATAATGGTGAGTTAATTATTGGGGTGCTAATGTTCTCTTGAATATATAAGCGCTTTAAAGTTTAAGTTGCCATTTTTTTTGATTATGAGTTAAAGCAATGGGGGGAAGTCATATTCTATGATATCATCATATATGAGATTTTCTTTATGAAAAAGCCGCAATTAAAGCGGCTTTCAAAATGTTA